ATTGCCAACATTAGAAGGTTGGCAAACTATTAAAGAAGGGCTAGATGATAAAATAGACGCTTTGTATAAACAAGGTGATTCAAAAAAAGCCAACAAGTATCGAGAGATACGATCTAAATTATTAAATGAGTTGGATACGCAAAACCCAATCTACAAAAAAGCCAGAAATATATATGCTGGTGCAAAACAAATAGAAGATGTTATTGATGAAAGTAAAAACTTCTTAAACAAATCGAGTGACGAGTTTATAGAAGAAATTGCAAAATATAATCCTGCTGAAATGGAAGCGGTAAAAGTTGGTGTTGTTCAAGCAATAAAAGACAAGGTAGAAAAAGGACAATGGACGCACGATGCGGTTAAAATGTTTAGAAGGCAAGATATAGAAAAAAAGATGAGAGCATTATTTGCAAATAAAGAAAACCCAGAAGTAGGCGAAGAATTATTTAATAATTTTATGAATAAAATAGATGGGTTATCTAGGCAACAACAAACTTTTGATGCTGTAAGAGGTAATTCCAAAACAGCAGAAAGGCTAGCAAAATTAAAAGCACTGGAAGAGGACAGTTTTGTTGATACTGTGGTTGCAGAAAGTATCGCAACAGGTAGCCCAGAATTTGTTGTGGGAAGGAATTTACTTCGCAGTGGGGCAGAAGCATTTAGTGAAGCACGAAAACGTATGCGGCCATTAGGCGATGAAGATGTAAAATATGAAATGGCTAGACAGTTATTGGAACGAAACCCAGCAACAAGAGCGATAGATCAAGCTAGAAGAAACCAGTTGCTTGATAGGACGGTATTAAATCCTGGGCAAAAAATACCGAGATTGTTATTTCCACCAGTGGCTGGTACAACAATAGCAAGAGGATTACAAATGGACGAGGACGCGGAAATACGACAAGAAAGAAACAGAGGCTTGCTTAATGGAAGATAAAGTTATTGGTTTATGGAAAATAGGGCAAGAATAACCAATATGCAATCCTATTATTAACCCTATAATATAAATAAGTGACAGTAAAAAATCCATGAACCCATATGCTCCATCAAGTCTAATTGCTCAAGTACGTCCTAGTAATACTACAGCGGCCACAGCATTTACCGCAAGTCTGCGGACAGAAATAACCCGAATATTGGTAGCCAATACATCAGCTAGTGCCGCAACATTAAGGCTATTTCACGATGATGATGGTTCAACCTACGATGAAACTACCGCATTGGTGTGGGATAATAGTTTGGCGGCTGGTGCTTATTTAGATTTGCAAGCCTATTTAGATGGTGCTGGTATTACCTTATTGCCATTGGGTACGCTTGGTGTGCGTAGTGGAACAGGGAACGCTTTGACGTTTAATGTCTATGGGACGGTTGCGGACGCTCGATAAAGTTAACCTTTTAAAAAACATAAATGAGTTTTGCAAAACTTTTTATGTGCTGATTGTTTTAGCTGTCGCACTAACCTTATTGTGTGGTTATCTCATTGGACTTCTTATCTGGTGGGAATGGGACATATAAAATCCCCAGGATCTTAAAATATAACCCCCCTAGTTATAAATAAATATAAAATAATTCATAATCCTTTATAAATCAGTAACTTACGTTACAAAAAAACCTATCAAACTCCTTTACTTTGTTATTTATAACGATTATACTGTATTCATAGTTAGACAAACACAAGGAGAAAGAAGATGGGACTTAGTAACGAAAACATAAACGAAATGGCAGAGAATAATTTTAGTTCAGACGCAATTAATTATATACAAAGTAGTTTGGAAAATAGATGGTTTAGAAGAGTAAATATTGAAAACCATAAAATATGGGTAGAAGCAGTTATTGAAAATAAAGACGGTTATGAAATTGCAACAGTACCTTTTGGTTACAAAGAAGTTAAAACTAAAGAGGAAGCCACAAAGGTTTGGGGCGAATACAACGAGGAATTAATAACAAAACTTCCAAACAGTTATTTAGTAACTATATCGTAAATTAAAAGGGGCGGGAAACCGCCCCAACACAAGGAAAACAGAATGGCATTACAAATAGACACAAAATTTTCAAAAGGTGGGGTTTGGCGAGTGCAAAATACTTGCAACCCACAAAAAAATTTAGCTGTCATAAGAAAGTCTGGGTTGCATTTGCGAACAGGCAAGCCAACTTATAAAGTAAGATTTGCAGATGGGTTTTTAGTTCCATCTCCAATAAATAGTCAAGTCGTAAAAAAAGGTGATTTGGTAGATCGAACAATGTTTCACACATTACAAGAAGCTAAAAACTTTGTAATGTTACATCTACAAAACAAATAGAATCCTTGTGGGGGGCTGGTCAGTGAAAGCTGGCTGGCCTTTTTTTTAGAAATAAAAAAACGATAGCGATGCAAGGAACCACCCCTGCACCCTACCGCACGATTGATTTCAGCTATACAGCTACAGGAGACACATATCCGAAATCAATATAAAAATAATACTGTTTTAGGATACGTTTTGCAAAGCCCAATGAGTCCAATAATCAGAGCGTTGACGTTCCATAATTAATTTACTAATACGCTCGGCCATTTCATCAATCATGGTTTGATATTCACAAGGCGTTATTTTTCGGCTTTGATTGCTTAATTGGCGTAATTCAGTCACAACCTTTTCACCATAAGTTTTAACCATGAAAGGGTAATATTCCGCACCGTTCCCACCGAGATTAATATTACAGCGATAACATTGAGGGTGAATATTTCTCAAATCCCATTTAGTAGAATTGCCTTGGGCACGAGGAATAAAATGTCCAGCTTGCATTTCTTTCCAGGGTTTTGTAAGGCCACAAGTAACACAAGAACATTCACCATTCCAGTTACTTGCGTGTAACCGCACATATTTAGAAGTCAATTCCCAAAGGTGTTTTTGCAGACGTTTTACAACAGGTTTCCGTTTAGCCATACAATACCTCCTAATTTGATTTTCTAATATTAGCACTAAGGGTACGCCATACGTCAATAATAACTATCTGGCTTGCTCGTTGGGCGTGTAATATTTTTTCATCAGTGATTGCATTGGCATAATCATTTAGGGCTTTATTGTAGGAATCGGACATATAAGCCAGTTTTTCTTTTTGTAATGCTGTGCCATGGGCTGGTGTCTCTCTGGCTTTAACCACTTTTAATGTTTCTTTGAGCCGTACGGTTTTACCATGTGCTTGGCCTACTTGCTCATCAGTAGCCACTAAAAATGCCAGAGCATCAGATACATCATTATCGGTAGGTAGTTTATTCATTATTTATAATTTCCTCTGCCATCAATTTCGCATCACCAGCACTTAAAAAAACACCTTGATTACTTTTATCGGATAACCGCCAGAGTGTATATTTCCATTGGCCTTGCACTTTACTTTTAGAAATATTAAAAGTGCGACAAACACTTTGAATATAATATTTATTTTTCTTCACCCACCTTGTCATTTAAAATATCACGTAATTTTTGAATGTTATTTGTAAATTCTTTTTTATCGGCTTCAGTCATTTCATATTCTAAACGAGGCACATAACTTTGGCGAGATTGCCAACCCTCTCCAGATTTACACATAGCTTTAAAGGTTGGTAAGCTAGGCGGCCATTCTAAACCACTGTCAATAACCTTATTTAAGCCCCTAGCGATGTGTTTATCGGTTAACCCAGCTAACCCTACTGCCCATGTAGTATTCGGCTCATCACCGTAATGGTTCGTCCATTTCGTTCCAAACATTTCAGCCATCGCTACCCACAAGACGGAAAGTGTTTGTTCGCTCAGTTGCTTTCGCTTTGACTCGCTCTGCGGCTGAAAGTTTATTATGTTTTTGATGTGTTCCATATTTTGCCCTCTCGTGTGGAAAAATTCCTTGCCATTCCATTTCTATTGCTAGACATATTAATTTTTTTGGACAGTATCCTTCATCTCTCAATTTAATTATTGTGTTTAGTTGCATTTTCTGAGAACGTAAACTGGCTGGCTTTTTTAAATCTTCTTTTCGGTAAGCCACCCATTCTTGCCATAACTCATCGGGTATGAAATCTGGTGTTTCTAAAATCTTCTTTTTCATGCTATCTCCTATAACATTTGTAGTTGTTTTGCCACGCTTTTACCCGAATCATAACGCTTAGTAACACCTTTCGGATAACGCCTTACGGGATATTTAAGTAATGACAAAAACTTTTTTTTCTCTCGCTTGTTTCCACAAAAATAAACGTAACGATGTTTTCGAGGCCGTTCAATAACTATATATTTATGTGGGTTAGATTTTCGATACTCAAGCGGCACTTGTTCAGTTATAGTTTTACTATGTTTATTTGAGCCGATTTCCCGATATTCTGTCCGTTTAGCACTTAACCCCGTATAAATAAAGTTGGTAGCCTGATAAACGTATCCAACATGGCTTACACTGGTATCCGCATAACTGACTACAATCATTGGCTTTGGAAGTTGTTGTAACGCATTTCCTACTAAATAACTCGCTTCATTTTTTCTATTATTCTCAAGACACAATCGGTTTAGCTCCAAAACTTGATGGCTATGCTCCGCACCACAAATGCCTGTGGTTAAAGAATAAGAGGGAGGAGAACCAAAAGTTACTATGCCAGTTAACGTGTGTCCCTCAAATATCCCAAAAGCATAAGAAATAGATGGAACTCGTTTTGCGTAATGTTTTTTGAGTAACCATTCGTATGTTTCCCAGTTTTTTATTGGTTTCACGTTCCGAGCTAATTTCAATGTATCTCCTTTTCATTTGCCCAAGGTTACCCATTTTCCAGAGAATGGGTTTTAGGCTTTTGTCTCTTAACCTACCATTCATTAACCAAAAAGGTTCTGGTAATTCTTCCATCGAATCCCAAATGGGCTTCTCTGTCGAGGCCGTCAGGGTGGGACGGTAGTTCCTCTCTTTTTAATTGGTTAGCTTTTCTTCCAAGCCGCGACTAACCACGCTCCTAATGTCGTTTGGAGTACGCCGATTGGAAATATTGGGAAAGTTTGATAGACTGCAACAGTCCGAATTTTCTTTCTTCATAAATCTCCTTTCGGATATTAGTGGGGTAAGGCCTTAATCTTGCCCCACACTTTTTAATCTACTTCAATTCAGATTGGAATAAAAGCCATTTTCCACTTTATCAACGAAACCAATAATCGCTTCCAGTAATCCGTATTCACGATTAGGTTTTTTCCATTCACCTTTAAAGTAAAATTGATGCACTACACAATTATGTGCTTTTATATCATCTTCATCATAACTGTCGTGTATCCCAAGAAAAATAATACAGGGTTTAGATACGGCATCGCATAATCGCTCTAATGCTAATCGCTGTCCTGTTTTCATTTCGGGATTTATCATGTGCTTTAATTCAATCAAGATAAAACACTTATTCTTCCATTCAATCAAACCGTCTAAGTCTGTCGGTGTAATGTTGGTAAAACGTAATTGGCTGTAATCGATAACTTTTGTCGAGTGATTACGATTTTTTATCCTACCTCGTTCAAATGGAGGACGGCCACGATCCAAGGAGATACGGGGGAGGAAAGAAGTCATGGCTCGTCCTCATAGACTGGTGAAAACCAATACGGCTTAATCTTACCCTCAGAAGCATCAGCTATCTGTTTACGATATTTTTCTGGCACTTCATTGTTCCGAATGAACTTATAAATTAACTGTGGGTTGATACCGCAATCCCTCCCAAATTCTTTTACGGTTCTATGGCCGAAAGCCATGGATAATACACGCATATGGTTTTTCATGGTTAAAATATTATATCAAAAAC